TTCACATATAATAAGGTAGGAAAAAATAACGCACTCCGGCAACTGGGGTGTGAATGCTCTAGAAACATTTCCCCCGAAAACAACTAAGGCAAAAAAAGCCTTATTTCTAGGTAAATTTCTAACTTTTTCGTCTTTACTTTTTAAGCATCTTTTTTTAAGGTTGGGTATCAAATTATGGGTGGTTCAAAAATGGATAATGTAAACGGTTTAGTCAAACGCATGGTTGACCAGCTTCATGGGTCCGGAGTCAGTGGACAGTATCGAAAATTTGTATTTCAGGATAACTCCACTTTATCTATTTCGGATGTCTCAAGAGATCCCGTCGGTTTTTGTAAACAATTCGACGTACTGAAAATTTATACGGACCTTATGAATTTGATGGACGGTAATCAATTTAGGGGTCTTTGGAACAGGATCAATCTAGAACTGATTAATATAGGTAAAACCCATGCAACGGAAAGGCTTAAAGAAGTCGCCTCCGAACTGGGCTATAAACCCTTAGTAAATATCCGAAGCGATAAAACAGAAGATATTAGACTGTACGACTTGCGAAGGAAAAGAATTTCCGACATTTCTTGGTGTGCCTTCCGAACAAAGTATCATAAGGACGAAGTTGCTGCCCTTAGAGACTCCGTAGACTATGGACACTTCTTTTTTCACCCCAATAAACCGCACTTAGAGGTAATTGAAGAAGATGGAGACTCCATTTGGCATGTAAATACCTATATTCGTCCCCTGTGGCTGGACAATAAACCCTCCCAAGATTGCAAAATACCGCCTAGAATCGATTTTCTCCTAGACCACCTGTTCCCGTGCCCCCAAAGCCGTCAATATGCCCTAGGGTGGCTATATAATGCAATTACAGCGAGAAATGAGACATACCTAGTCCTAAACGGTAGGAAGGGTATAGGAAAGGGTCTTTTTGAGAAGCTAGTCATGGCGCTAGTGGGGTCTGAAAATTCGGCAATCCCTTCCCATGGATTTTTAAACAAGGAATTTAATAGTATAATGCGCAACAAACGCCTCATCATTCTAGATGAGGTTAAGATGACTACTGAAAATTTAGATAAACTTAAACGATATATAAACGATAGGATCTCAATTGAAGCTAAGGGATCTGATGCTTCTTCACACGAAGAGAATTTCTGCTCGTTTATAATTTCCAACAATAAGATGACAGACACGCTTATCGAGTACGATGATAGAAGATTCTCGGTTGTAGATGTTACGACTCAACTATTGACTAAACAGATGTCTTTGGAAAGTATAAGAAATTTAGATCACGAATTTATGCAAGACGACTCGGAAGAAATTGCCGAGTTCGGACACTGGCTTTTGGAAAGTTTCTCCCCACTAATCTCCACCCATGAAGTTTATAAAGGAGAGACTTTCTGGAAGCTGGTTTATTCCGGACTACTCGAATGGCAAAAAATGATTCTAGATGATGCTCTTTTGGGTAGTTCGGATAGCGTAGAGATTCGGTCCTATAGGTCTACCAAACTATTAAAGCAGGGAGTGAAGTTTCCAACCAATGCTGATAAGATCCAAGATTTCTTAGAAAATTATAGACATTTAGGAAAAATTTATATCGGTAAATTTATTGTTGACAGAATAAACGGAGATAGAATAGATTTCACTCCGGAAATTAGAAGTCTAAAGTCAAAAGAGGAGCTTGTATCGTGTATCTAAAAATTATAGAAATTCTTGCGCTATCGTCACTTTCAACTTCAATCACGTTATCTTCCTCAAGGGAAAGATATTCCAAATATGGGGTGTCTTACTTCTTTTGGGACGTGGGACTTTACTTTTTACAATTTATTATGATCTGGACTCTGGTTTTTAAGCAATTGCGATAAAACTCTTGGCGTTAGTTTAAATATTAACTTGCCCTATCGCATAGGAGACTTTTACAGAAATTTAATACCAAAATTAGCGTCAAGGGTAGGGTACAATAAAGGATACGGCAATGAAAACTTTTTTAGAAATTTTAGTGGCGACCGGTCTTATAGCTTCGATTACTGTACTTTGGATGGTTGTAGCTTTTAAGACTCCGGCAAGGGATTTTTTAATAAACAATAGAGAGTACATCACCATGGCAGAGTTGATGGGCAAGTATATTAGTAGGGATAATTTGCCCATATTTATATTACACGCCGACGGAGTATTTCCGGATCTTATAATAACTAAAGTCTCCCATTTAAGGTATTCCGGAAGCATTAAAGGGGATTTTGTGGCAATAGTTGTTGCAAAGAACGCTAAGGATTTTAATTTCGTAAGACTTTTATCAGAGTTGGAATATGGGGGGTGAGAAGTGAAGCAATATTTATCGTCAGGGCACCTGTTTAAATGTGTAACAGGAGTGGCCTGCGTACAAGCGACCATTGCAAAGACAGAATTTTCTAGAAGGTACTATATTGAAGAAGAAGAGATAGTAGAGTTTAGATATCCACATGATGCACATTTTAGGACAGTTGATGATTTATATTTGTACTTACATGAAGAGATTTTTTTAGACCACTTTAAAATATATGGGAAAATTTATGAAGAGGTAAGATGGAAGAACCGAAATTCAACCAAAGAAATACTAGACTGTCGTCTTTATGAGTTAATTAAATGAACAAATTTTACGACGAAATTAAACGCATAAGCAGGAGAGTGGGAAATGAAAATCACAAGAGAATTTTTAGAAAAATTAAAGCCATGCAGTGATCTATGGGATAACTATTTAAAATTCTATTCTGAATGGTCAGGTAGCTTTAGCGAGTTTTTAGAGTTGGAGAAAATATCTACAGAGGACAAGTTGTGGTTATTTTTTCATGAAGTGAAGGAGTGGGAGCACATACAAAGGGAGTTTGCAATTTTATGTGCCGCTAGAGCAGTTGACGATTGTAATATTGCAGAAGTGCATGAATATTTTAATCTAATCTTATTGGCACATAACGAGGATATTTTGCAGGAAATAAAAACCGACGAGGCTTACAGCGCGGCTGACTGGGAGGCTTACTGGGAGGCTTACAGGGCGGCTTACTGGGCGGCTGACTGGGAGGCTTACAGGGCGGCTGACAGGGTGGCTTACAGGGCGGCCCACAGCGCGGCTGACAGGGTGGCTTACAGGGCGGCTGACAGTGCGGCTTACTGGGCGGGTGAACCAGAGATTCAATTAATAATTCTGAAAAATCTAGTCGATGAACAGGAGAGTGGGGAATGAGCATAGAAGCTATGAAAGATATAGTTAGAATCCAAGGGTATGAGGGTAGCTGGAATAGCGATCCATATATGCATGGAATGTATAATGGAATGGAGCTTATGTTGTCCTTGGCAGAATTAAGACAACCAGTATTTAGAGATGCACCCCATAGGTGGTTGAGCTTTCCGTACAGAGTATGTCAGCCAATCATTAGTATCTTATATAAATTAGAGAGATTTTATAGGCGGTATATTAACCCTTATAAAATAGAGGCGGAAAAATGAAACTATTTACAATTACAGAGTTACAAGATTTAAAACCGTGTCACGAAGGCTATGCGTGGTACCGAGACAATATAAAAACAGAAATACCACTAGAAATTTTACTACAACTAAATATCGAGCACCCGAGTTGGTCACGCTGGCTTATGGTTAGGCTGTTAACCAAAGAACAAAACCAGAAGTTAGCTTTGTTTGCCGCCGAACAGGTATTGCTAATATTTGAAAAGAAATACCCTAATGATAAAAGGCCAAGAGAGTGTATAGGGGCAGCTTATCTATATTTAGAGGGTAAAATAACGAGAGAAGATTTGCTAGTAAAGAGGCGTGCTGCTTATGTTGCTGCTTATGCTGCTGCTGATGCTGCTACTTGTGATGCTTATGCTGCTGCTGATGCTGCTACTTGTGATGCTTATGCTGCTGCTGATGCTGCTACTTGTGATGCTTATGCTGATGCTGCTGTTGCTGCTTATAATGCTGCTTGTGCTGCTGCTGCTGCTGATGCTCGAAAAGAGATGCAGGAAATAATTATTAGACATGCTGTCGAATTGATGGAGAGTGAAAAATGAGTTGGGGGGAAAGAAGCTGTGTAAAACCGTGTAGGTGTCCAGACAATTGCAAGATTGAAACGTGTAATGTTAGCTGTCCTATGTATCTTTGGGATGGTGAAACAAAACCAGATAGTAAACCAGACATAGATATAGATGCTTTGCTGAGATTGAGAAAAATGAAATCAAAAGGAGAGTGAAAAATGAGTGGTGAGTGCGAGAATTGCAGTAACTCAATGTGTATGTGCCAAGAGGAGAAGATAGATACAGAGAATTTTATATTGGTTGAAAAAAGCTATATTAAAGAGCTTGAAAAACTCAAAACAGAAAACGCCATGTTGGTTGAGGCGTTGGAAATTAAAGAAGAGTTTTTAGTTTGCTATAGATTAGGCAAGCGTCCGAGCGAGAAGCTATTTGACAGACTCGAAAAGAACAAGCAAGCACTTGCAAAAATAAAGGGGGGAGTATGAAAAAATGGGTTTTTGAAGTAGAAAATGGCGACTTTATTGAGGTTACAGAGGTTCCAAGGGACTTAGAATTTAAGATCAAAGAGTTAGCCAAGGGCGTGTGGAACGCCATAGAGAATAAAGAAAAAGTCTACATAAGAAAAATTAATTCAAGGGAACTCGGGGCAATCGAGCAACCTCTAGATACACCATAAATAGGAACAACTATGAAAAATACTAACAGAATGACACTTGAAGAATTAAAACAAACCAAGCTACCTGTAACATATAAGGACAAGGAGTAGCTAGAGTGGGAGATCCAATAAATATAGTTAAACATAAGAACTTTATTTGTTGCACTACTTAATAGGAAATATCTAGCAAGCAGCACTAGCGTAGACGGCTTAAAAAAGAAGCTGGATAAAATGAAATATGGTGAACAATTATAAAGAAAATAATAAAATAGAAGTGGAGGTAACAGAATGAAAACACTATTAATATCTATGCTTATATCGCTAATTTTAATGTCGCTTCAAAGAGAACGACATAATAGATATGATCCAACGACGAGAAAAAGGTTTGTATCAGACTATCTTATGTATTTTGGAATGGTGGAAATTATTTTATTATTGGGGTGTTTATGAGTATTTTAATTTTATTTATTACTGCAATGATTATTTTTTATCTAGTAGCAGAATTTCAATTTTTTATGGCAATGGCAATTATGTCAGCTTGTTTTGCGCTAACAGAATTGTTATGGTTCTTAAGAACTGGGCACACTATTTCCTGGAATTTTTGGAAATGGTCAAAGAATCAACCAAGATGGAAAGTGTGGCTTATTGCTGGATGTTTTACAGTTGGTGGAATATTAATATCAATTCATTTAATTTGGGAGGTTTAGTTTATGAATATTAATCACAAGAAAGAAGTTTTTTATAAAATCGGCAGGAATACATTTAAAGCCATTATCGACATTGCTATTTGCTATAATATTCCGTATCACAAAGCCGTTAATTGTGTTAGAAAACGTCAAATGCCGAATGGTGACGTTGTTCGTCGAGCTATTAGAATTAAATAAGGAGAAAAAATGATTTCTTTATCATCCTATGCACTAATGTTTATCGGTACGCCTTATGTCTGGAATGGAAATACTCCCGAACAGGGATTCGATTGTTCTGGATTAGTTAACGAAGTTTTGATGGCGCATGGACACTTACCCAAGAAAGATCGCAATGCTCAGGGAATTTATGATGATCTCTTTCCTAATGCTCTTGGTTCTGCAATAAAGAAGGATACTATTTTATTTTTTGGAAAGGACGTGGGAAGTATTACTCATATCGCCATTGCTATTTCCGAAATATTAATGGTAGAAGCAGGAGGGGAAGGTCAAATAGCATCTAAAGAAGGTTTTGTTAGAATCCGCCCCATTTCAAACCGTGGGGATCTTGTAGCGTCTTTAATAATTCAGGAGTAATTTTGGAAAAATATGTATACTTAGACTTTGAGTTTAATCAAACAACCGAGGAAAAGTTAAACCTCGTTTGTGTCTCCATCAGGGAAGATGACAATTATTATAGTCCGAAATCCTTTTGGCTACATAAAGAGAAGGTTACTCCACCAGCACTAAGAAGATATCTTGAGGCTTTCCATGAGAGGGGAGCTATATTTGTTGCTTATGGTGTTATGGCAGAATCCAGATCCTTGCTGGCACTCGGTATGGACGTTTCAAAATTAAGATGGATTGACCTGTACTGTGAAAATCTCATGTTACTTAACCACTTCAACGAGTTTCAATTTGGTAAACAATTAGTCGGGGGTAGGGTAGTTGATTGTCGTAGACCATTGCCGAAGTATGAACGGGTAGAAGGAGAAACCTCGGGACCGCAAGTAAATGCTTCTTTGGCTTCTGCCTGTTTTAAATTCCTCGGAAAGGAAATAGATACCGAGGAAAAAGAGGACATTCGAAATTTGATAATATCCTGCCCTAAAGATTTCTCAACTTCGGAGAAGCAAAAGATAATTAATTATTGTAATAAGGATACGGCACTTCTAAAACCACTACATCAAAAGATAGTGGAATCTATTAAAAAGTATTTACACCCGTCGGAACATGGCAATCTAGAGAAGTTTATGCTTTTTCGTGGAGAGTGGGCCGCCAGAAATGCCATGATAGAAAACGCAGGATATCCGATAGATTATAAAGCCACTAGAGGATTTGCGGATTCTGTTCCGGATATAATGAAAGAACTTTATCGGGATATAAATAAACAGTTTAATAATCAAGTGTTTAAGTATAATCCTAAAACAAACGAATTTTCGTGGAACCAGAAATTTGCAAGAGAACAAATAGCTAAAACAGAGTACGCTAAACGATGGATGAAAACGAAAACTAAACAGCTTTCTCTTTCACTAGATGCTTTCCAGAGATTCTATAGTTTTCAGCACGACTATCCAAGAGAAAATTTCGGTGCCCAGATGGTGAGATTCCTTAAGACAAAACAGTCACTAAACGGATTCCCTTACAAGGAAACAAAGAAAAAAACCTTTTGGGACAGTGTGGGATCTGACCATAGAGCGCGACCGTTTTTAAATATCTACGGCAGTCAGTCTGGAAGAAATCAGCCAAGCAGCACGGGTTTTATATTTCTAAAAGCAGCTTGGATGCGTTCCCTCGTTAAACCTAAAAGATTCAGGACAATTATCGGTTTAGATTTTTCCAGCGAGGAATTTTTAATTGCCGCTTTATTGTCGGGTGATAAGAATATGATAAAAGCCTACGAATCCGGAGATGTATATTTATATTTTGCAAAGGCAGCTAGGGCCGTGCCTCAAGATGCTACTAAAGAATCTCATGGAGCTATGAGGGATATTTTTAAAGAAGTAGTTCTCTCCACGCAATACCAAAAAACTGCTTATGGTTTATCAATCACACTAACGGAAAAAGCTGGGAGATTTTATGATGAGGATGAAGCCGAAGAATTTTTAGAGATGTTTGAAGAAGCCTTTCCAGTTTATAGTGAGTGGAGGGACGTTGCTCTTCCTTACATCTACGAAAAACAGAAGTATATAATACTACAAGATGGTTGGATGATGGGGCCGGACAATGAAAATTTTAGATCCGTTGCCAATATTCCTGTCCAAGGAGCTGGGTCCAGTATCCTCCGCTATTCTGTAAGACGGGCACAGGACTACGGACTAAAAGTAATAATAACTCTCCACGACGCTATCTACATTGAATGTGAAGATGGCGAAGTCCGAGAACATATTCCTCTACTGGCCAAAGCGATGACGGAAGGATTTAAGGACTATTTTAGAGGAACTAACGTTGAGTCACTGGCCAATATTCGCCTAGAAGGAAAAGCGTGGGGTTCTAAATGGGTTAAAGCAGAAAGAAAGTTCTTCCGAGATCCAGAGATACCGCCATTTCCAGTAGATTTTTCGGAAATTCATATCGACAAGAGGGCAAAATCTGAGTATGAAAAGTTTAGTAAATATTTTAGCCGATCTAGTAGAATGTCTCTATTGGATGAAGTCTAAAGTCTAAGGAGTAAGTATGAGAAGAAGAAGAGAAATTGGTGGAACTAGATGCTACAAGCCGTGGAAAGATTGGTCAGAAGGGGATTACATTGTCGGGGAATATACTGGAAGTTCCGTGGATTCTTACGACAAAACGAACTGGCACATTAAACTGGAAAAGGTAGTTATGCAAGATCCAGTAACTTCTAGGGATCAGGAATTAGTTGCTGGAATGATACTGGGACTTAATTCAGCAGGTACACTTGATGTTAAAATGCAGGAAGTCGAGGTCGGGGCTATTGTGGAAATCATGTATAATGGTAAAGAAATACTTCCAGAAAACCACAAGTATAAAAATAAAGAGTGTCACCAGATATCTGTAGCCGTCCTCGAAGGTGAAGAAACTTCGGATACCGATCTTGTGTAAGGGGTGTTTAGAATGAAAAAGGGACTTATAAAAGATATGAGTAGTGCCGAATACCACGGGCTGGTAGATGAAAATGAAATGTATTTTTCGTCCTCTCAATTGAAGGTTATCGTTGATGATCCGGAGGAATTTTATAAAAAATATATTTCACGGGAGCTTCCGGCCTCTCAGGATAATTCGGCAATGGATGTTGGTAGTTACTTTCATACAGCAATTTTGGAACCGCACAAGTTGAAAGAGGAGTTTGCTATCTTCACTGGGAAGGTACGGAGGGGTAAAGAGTGGGATGCTTTCGAGGAAGAAAATAAGGGGAAGATAATTCTTACTAATTCCATGCTTGAACAGGCGGAGATTTTAGTTAAGGCCGTAAAGGATTCCCCTATTGCTATGTCATTGCTGACTAAAGGCAATGCCGAGTTATCCCTATTCACAGAATTGGAAGGCTTGCCGGTTAAGGTACGTTTTGACTATATCGTCTTGGGTAAGGACTACAGCTATATAGTTGATCTAAAATCTACCAGTGGTAATGTAAAGAATAAATTTGCAGTACAGACTAAAGTGGCCTCTCTCCAGTATGAACTAAGCGCGTCGCTTTATATTCGTGCAGTAAACCAACACATTGCTAATGCTAAATTGCCGTATGCTCCGGTTAAAGACTTCTACTGGATCTTTGCTTCAAAAGATAGGGGGTCAAGTAGAACCTATCTGGCTTCTGAGGATCATCTAAAGATTGGTAATAAGAAAGTAGATGAAGCGATAAAGCTACTCAAAAAGTATCGGGCCAACGGTTGGGCATTTGAGGATGAAATGGGGATATGTTATCCACCCCAACACCAAATTGATGATTGGTTAACGGAAAGGGAGGAAGTGATTCCACAACAAGAAATTAAACAAGAGAAGGCAATTAATTTGCTGGATGAAATTTAAGGAGAAATCATGGAAACTATTAGAGTATTAAAAAGATTTAATGATGGCAATTATGCCCACACAGAGATTGAAGTTACGCGGGGAAATGAAGATCTAAGCACTACAACGGCCATTCAGGGGTTAGAAAAAGAAATTATTTCTGCCTATAAGTCGGGTCAGGGTACTGAGATTCCTAAACAGTGGGAAGAAGTAAAGAAACCCGTTGTTAAAGAACCTAAGAAAGGAGCCAAACTTGAAGAACCGAAAGAAGAACAAGCAGCAGAAGAACCTAAAGAGGAACCAAAACAGGTCGTCAAAGAATCAAAAAAGAAAAAGTCTGAAGCTGCAAGCGAACCAGCGGATGGAAAAAAAGTTACTAGAACTAAAAAACAAAATCCAGCTCTTGGTTACACAAGGGATAAAGAATCCCACAGAAAAGAGTTTGTAGATATTCTTTTCCTTTGGAATAAGGCCTGGGATAAAGATAAAGCTCTAGTCGCTATTGCTAAAGAAGTTTCTCAAAAGATGGTTGGGGAACCGCTATACGATGAGAATGGCGATGTCCTAGGATCGTTCATCGATAAAACTATTGAATTGATGGAAGCATAGAAGTGTTGAACGTTGAGCTAACCAGAGATCAAATTAAAGCTGTTATGTATGCGACAAAACATCATTACAGTATTAATGGGTACAAAATGGGCAAGGGCAAAACTATTGTTGCCCTTGTTCTTTCGGATAAACTTAACGCTAAAACACTTATTATTGCTCCACCGTATCTGAGGCTTAACTGGGTAGAAGAAATACAAGATAAGTTTATTAATCCGCCTAGATTCATGCTTATTGATTCTCCTAGAAAAGCCTCGGATTCTATTCCGGAAGATTGCCGGATAATTATTTCTAGCTACACATTGTTGGAACATTTAGAAAAACATTTTCAGTGGGCCGATTTGGTAGTGGGGGATGAAATACATTTCTGTAAAAATCCGCAAGCCGCAAGGACGGATATCTTTGATAAACTTTTGTATGAATCAGAAGTACCAAGGTTCCTAGGACTTTCTGGAACTCCCATTTTAAATGGGGTACAAGAATGGTACCAGTTGATTAAATTTTGTTCCTATAATATTCAGAAAACCAGCGGTTTACCCATGAGGTTTAGTTCCCACTATCAGTTTAATTCCCATTTCTGCAATGTTGATGTTAAGAGATTCGGAGGTCGGCAAATAAGAAGATATTATGGATTCAAGAATCAAGAGGAACTTAACGAACTTTTGATAGGGAAATATTTGCCATCCCCTCCAGAAGAGTTAGACAGGGATGGGTTACCACCACTATATAGAGAGGATATCCAACTGGCCAGTATATCAGATCCTTCATTACTAGAAGAATTTAATAAGAATAAACCAATCGGAACGGATTCCTCTGCTAAGTGTAAGGCAGCACTCAAGATGGTTCCCCTTGCTATAGAATATATAAAAGGACTTGAGGCTGGAGGGGTTAAGAAGTTAGTGATATTCTCGGACCATCGGGAGCCTGTACTAGAATACGGCAAGCGAATAGGGGCCACTACGATCCTCGGCGGAGATGCCATGGACAGACGGAAAGACATAATGAGGGATTTTCAGGCAGGAAATATACAGTATTTAGCAGGAACGTTTGGGGCAATGGGGATTGGAAATACCCTAACTGCTGCTAATCACATGGTAGTCAATGACTTTCCATGGGTTCCCGGAGTTTTAGAGCAGGGAGAAAAGCGTATCCATAGGATAGGACAAAAGAATCCATGTTATAGCTACAGACTTCTTGGGAGTTTACAATCTAAACATATTTTGAAACTATTAACGTCTAAAGAAAAGATTATTAAGGAGGCACTATGACAGAGTTTAAGTCCGAAAATGAACTAATGTTTTTAAGACAGCTTGAAGATGCTGCAAAGGATATTGAGGTATTTATAAAGAAAAGTGGATTTACTGTTTCGGCCATGTCTAAAATAAATCTGGTCGGAGAAAGAAGTATAATATTTTCCTTTGAGTATAAAGGCAGTCTGGCAGAAGCTCAAAGGGAAATGGATAAAATAATTCTTTCGGGTGTGGGGGAATAACAATGGAAAAGATACATCTAAGAAAAGTAGCAGACGATTATGATAAGGCCGGAAACATTCTGAGGTCGGATAATTCCCATCAAGAGGCAGTTTGGAAACAAGCCTTTAAAGAAAAGATTTTTCTTTTTAAAGACACAAAGAACATTCAATCAGACATTGTGGATTATGCTACCTTTGAGCTAATAATCGCTACGACTTTTTTCACCAAAGAAGATAAGCTAAATACTTTGAACATGCTTAAGGCCTTCTGGCGTAGTCTTTGGCCGTATATTTGGAATCTTGCTTCTGGGTATTATGAACTACAGACATCTTGGCATGGGATCGTTTACGATCAAAATGAGACTCTAAAGAACTACGCCGACCAGAACCTTGAGCTTAAAATCTACAAGGAGTTCTTAGCTAATACAACTGACGGTATTCAGAAATCCTTTAATGAGTATAAGGAAAAAAGAGAACGAGAGATCGAGGAACAATTAGAGGAAATTAGAAAGAAAGCTAGTTCTAAGGAATCTCAAGAACCGATACAATAGTAGAACGGAGGATAGAAAATTCCTCCGTATTTGCAGCATCTATTTCGGAATCTCCACTAGAAGTTTTCCAATAAGTTAATGTAATATAGGTCCTAGTGCTAGTTACTACCCAACCACAAACATGACAAAAGATGGGCTGAGAACCTAGATTATGGTCCCAGAAGGAAATACGATAAAGTTTTTTCTTCCTAAACCTCACCCGTCCACCGCCTATTCTCATCTAGTTTCATTTTTAAAAGGTGGGGGACTCCATCAGAGTCCAACATTCCACAACCTAACACTGGCTCGGGCACGTTTTCTTTACCGTATTGAAAAACTAGTCGGAAGTAGTCTATAAGACTCCCAACGTGCATATTAAACTTTTCCTCTAGCGCGGAACACGCCCAAGAAATCTCCATTATAGTATGGTTATGCGCCTGTACGCCACTCATGTTTACCTGCTTGAACAGAGATCTTGGCTTGGCACGATGGCGGCAATACACATCGATAGGAGCATCGGTCTTTATTCTTATAGATTCGTGCCACTCCCAATCGGGTGTATTATAAAGTTCATTCATTGGCTTCAAGATCCTTAAAGGCAATTTGTGGTACTTTATTTTTCTGAAAATTAGAGAGCCATGATTTGACTCTAGTATCTTTTGAAATGGGAAAAGTTCCTTTAGTCTCTGGATTTCTTCTAGGGCCTTAACAAGTTCCGAGTCTGGACTCAATCCTTCTGCTGGCTGATCGTGAAAAGATATCGCGGAGAAATCAACTTCATCGCCCATATTTATGACTACTGTCTGGAAATCTAAATACTTTTCTTTAATTGCTTTTAGAAAAGCGTACCAATCTGGATGGGCGTAGGGGAAGTGGAGATCTGAAATAAATAATATTCTTTTTCCACGGCAATCCAAAGTTAGCATCTTAACCTTTAGACAGGGTTAAGATTATTATATCCTACTTTGGACGTTTTCTAAGTAAATTCTCGCACTTTATTCGTTCAGTCCGGTTAGTCTCTGCCCAATTGGTAAGAACTTCTTGGAAAGATGCGTCTACAGATATACGGTTAAAACAGTATGGTACTGGCATTGTGTACTCTTGATGATCCTGCGGCATAGTAGTATCCATGCAGAAACATTCTCCGGGTTCATTAGGATTAGATTCGGATTCTAGTAGGATGCAAGACTCTCCCGGCGGAGGTCCGTACTTTAAGGACTGACAACTAGTTAGACTTATTAGTAATAAGTTTAACAAAAATCTTTTTACGTTCTTCATTTGTTGTGGCCTTTTTATACTGTTCTGTTAGTTTTCTACGCTCTGTCGAGGCTTCCTCATAGGATCTATCCACAGAAGAATTTTTAGCCTCGACATAGAGTATGACCAATTGATCGACGATTCTTTCTACAGCAGGAATGGCCTTAACAAAGGCCATGATTCCTGCAAATAGTTCTGCCATTATTCTTCCAATCCTATCTTGTCTTTGGTAATCATTCTTAAAAGAATGTTCATAGCACCAAGAAAGAGTGCTACTTGGGAAGCATCAAACTTTCCAGCAACGCTAGGAAAGAAAGCTACTCCAGCAACAATAGCGTTTACCCATAATGTTTTTGATAGCCAAGGTTTTTTCATAAGTCCTCCGTTAATTATTATTATTATTCAGCGATCACATATTCTACAAACAATACTAACTTACCAGCAGTCTGATCCGCGCCAGCTACAGTGGCAGTTAAATCGCAAGCAGTTCCAAGAACCCCAGCAGCGCCCGTTCCGCCAAAGTTAGCTATGGCATTGTCTTGTATACCTGTAACCATTACACCAGCAGCGTTACCGGTAATGTCAGCAGCGTTATAGATGTTATTGGCAGTTTGGCAATGTAGCGCAACTGTCCCTGCACCAGCATCAGTAAATTGTGTTACAGTATAGAACCAAGATCTTGTAATTATCGCATTTGCTGGAAGTGAAACACCTAGTGAGTACGCTCCGATTGCACCACCCTCCACAGCTACATCGTAAGTGGCCCTTGCCATTCTTTTTGCTAGTACAGCGGTATCTATGGAACCTGCTTGGAAGTCTCCATCAGTAATCACCCCAGAAGCTATTGACGTTACACCAGCGTTAGTTACAGTTACATCTCCGGTAAATGTCTGAGCAGCCGAAACGCCTCCGGCACCCCCGATTAGGATCTTACCATTGGCCAAGGCAATATCAGCGGCAGTTAAAGCTCCGGCGGTTATTGCTCCTACCCCAGCGTTAGAGATCGTGAAATCCCCAGAAATTGTAGTAGCGGTTGCTTTACCTGCGGAACTTCCAATGAGGACTTTACCTGAGTCCATTTTCATAATCTTGGCTTTTATTAAGTCCTGCTCCCAAGGTTGAAAGGGTGATTGAACTGCCAAGACAGTGAACGAAAAGAACATTGACAAAATTAATAGGATCATTTTCATAGTTGTACCTCCGGATACACGTTTAGTTTATACGCCTATAATTAGTAAATCAAGTTACATCAACTTGTTTATACCTAGCTTTACTACCTCTACGAGTGCTACTAATGCTGCAATGACTCCAGTTACCCGTAGTTTAAAACTCTGAAAATCTAAGCGTAACTCCCTTATTTCTCGAAGCATATAGTCACGCCACTCTTTTTCGTTAGCATAGTTTTCACAATCTTTACAATTCCCTGACATAAAAACCTCTATAAACAAGTGTATTTAGCATCAATTTTTGTAAGCACCGCAGCCTTTTCAGCATCTTTAACCAGTACGCCATCCGGGGTTATTGCTGCAATTTCTTCTCTAGCAGAACAAATGTCTCCGTCGTATATGAAGTCTCTAATGTTTTTAAATAGTATCTTCATATCTTTCTTTTGTTGTTTAGTTAGACTTTTTGAAATATTTAACACCCTAATTTCAGCATAGAGGTTTTTACCAAAGTCCATATCTTTAAGGACTTTTTCTTTTACCGCAAGAAAAGCCTTTTCACCATTAAGCTCCGCAACCTTAGACTCCATACACGCTACAGCAACACTGTCTCTAGTATCAAACAGCCTATTAAACAACATCTTGATATTTGATTCTTCAATTCCACATTTCCTAGCAAGTTCTCTTTTCCCTTCGGAGTCACCAAGCGTGTCCAATCTTGCTCTAAACTGTATTGCCTCTATTACAGAACCTTGCCAAGCTGTGTGCAATGATTCAAGGTCGCTAAGTAAAATAACAGGATCAATAATCAAGTTCTCAAATAGCTGCTCGCCATCATTAATAAAAGTATAGGTTTCAAATTTTGGATTCCAAGGAGGACATGTTACACCAACAACAGGAATACACTCTGGGTCAATTTGTGGGCACTCTTCGTGACAGTTATTTTCTTGGTCACAAATAGTAGTACATGTTGTTTCACATATAACCTCTTGAATAGGAATACACGGATCTGGTAAATTATAATCCTCATAAGAAACTTGTCTAAACGCTGGTCTAAGTTGTCCTATATATCCTATCAATCTATCATTGATAGTACATTGTTGAACGTGCTCTACAGTATCCGTTAAGCATACTGCGAAACTTATCGTTGGTACTAAAAACATTAATAAAAACTTTATCATATTAACTCCTACTTAATTTTTGTTACCTTAATTCTTCCAATCCCCTCACTACCTGTAGTTGACTCACCCTTAGTCCTAAACTGTAGCACCTTGGCAGATGTTAAATTTAGAGTAAATTTAGCAGTATTCCAAGCAGCATCATTAGTTGTTAAACCGTGTACCACTTCGCCAACTTCTATCAGTGTAGAAGATCCGTCATAGACATCAAGACTGATATCATCGGCATCTGCACCGTGGGCACCAACAGGTATTTCAAACTCATATTTTCCGGCACCAATACTATATTCATCCGTTCCGGTGTTTATTGATCCAATAGAATCACCAGACACACTTTCTAATCCTCTAGTTTTGTAAGAGGTGGTTTGTGCCAATAGACTGTTGTTTAGCGCCGCTGTAGCATTGACGTGTATATATTGAGTTCTCTGAATAGGGTTTGCATTGAAAGTTGCGCCACCGTCGATGTACATTATTCCTACGTAATTACACTCCCCAGATGTTTCTAATGTTCTAGCTCCGGTAGAATCTTGGTAAACTGACCACGCAATTGTATCTCCTTTGGCAACATTCAAGGTTACTGGTGGACCACTGACAACTAGGATGTCGGAAGTAATTGTATCGGCAACTTCATATCTATAGATGTAGTCTGTAGCTGCTCCATTGACGTATGCTCTCATATTGATAATATCGTTGACGGCCCATGCAGCGGCGGCAAACGCAACTTGACCAGAGAGTTGGATTTTTCCGTTTCTTGGTGCTGTCCACGCCCAACTTGATCCAGTTGTTACCAAGGCATCATCATCAAACGCCTTATCTTCAAAATTTATTCTGGTTGTAGTAGCATCTGCAATGCTTTGACCAGCATTGGTTGTATATTTTATTGGTTCAAATATCTCGTTTGGTGTTACGTTAGATTCATTCTTTGCAAAAGCAGTAAACACTAATCTAGTGTTATCACCACCGTTTACAATATCTCCGCTGAAGGAACTTCCGTCTACGGAGGACCCAACAGTAAAATATTCTCCGGCAGCTAGTTCTAGTGATCCGGCAACGCTAGACATTCTATTGGCAGAGAAATTTTCTGAACCAATTTCAGTTATTGTTCCGTTCTTACTAATTGCTAAATTTCTGTTAGTTGTAACCAAATGTGCAGCATAATTTATGTTGACGATACATTTTCTGTTGGCAATAAACTTTGTTCTTGTGCTGCCGGAATCATCACTTGCATAAATTATTGAATCACCAGTATTTGTAATGCTGGCAGTTCCAAGATTAAACTCTGCTTCAGCCGTTCTGTCGGTCATTGCGTTTCCGGCCTGAGTTAGTCTATACTCCTGAGTATCGTATATCTCCGCAAGAGTAGTTAAAGGGTTTCCACTAATTGCAAACCTGTTCCAATACACCTTGCCAGATGTCCTTCCAGTTACAATATGGAACCCTATTTTAACCGTTCCGCACCCACTTGGTACGAATAAGCTGTCATAGTGTGTGCTAGAGCTTGACGCTTGCTCAAGATCTTCTGAATATATCTCTGTCCCAGCAGTTGTACACTTTGCTTTAACTTTAACATCACCTGTAACCGCTGATGTACCTGTATAGGTATAGTTAAATTTGAAGTATAGCGCCTTGTTTTCGTCTGGTTGAGTTGTTGTATGGTACCAGTAATCATTGGCAGTAGATCCACTATATAGAAACTCTTTGCTATCTCCGGCATCTATTAATGAAGATGTTTCTAAACTTAGTGTTCCTGTTATAGAACCACCACCATCAAACGTGGCATTGTTTCCAGAGGATAAATCTGTCAAAGCAGCATAGTCCGCTTCACCTGTTTTAAGTACATCCAAATATGCTTTACCTCTTAGCCCCGACGAATCACCAAGCATGTCTTGTTTAAATGTTGCAGCAGTTCCACTAATGCTTACAACAGAGGCAGAGCTACCTCCGGCGTATAGTTCTACTGTACTAGCAGCGCCGGACTCTATTGTAACCTTACCGGCATCGGCGTTCTCATTTCCAGATAACTTTATAGAACCGCCCCTAGTATTTCCTGTTCCACCGCCACCTGAGATAGTTATTGCTGAACTATCAGCTGTGTCGGATGTTTCTGCCAAGAATGTCATGGCAGCTACACTATACGCTGCTATTTTATCAAACACGTTAGCAGTATCGCTGAACTGCATGTTATTGACACCACCACTAGAAATATCTACCGCATCTGCTTCAAACCATATCCCGTTTGTTGTATCATTAACGTTAACTATTGTTGGGGCGGCTGCCGATGCCGGATACATATCCAATCTAGGACCAGATAATTTTAATCTTGTCGAAGATAGATCCATCCTATTAGTTCCGCCTATTGACCACGCAATCCAATCGTTTCCTGCACGATAAGAACCTGTGTTTGTGTCGCTTGTGTACGATATTGACGGAGCACCAACAGTACCGTCAGGATGATATGTCGGGCCGGTTACGGTGGTAGTAGTAGCGGCCTCATCGACAGATAGTGTTCCGTTTATTGTAACGGTTCCTTTGGTTGCATTAGACGTAGAATAAATTGATAAATCGTCTCCAGCGCCAGTGCCGCCATATAATATTTGCCCACCGGACCGACCAGCCAATAGCGCATAATGGGGATGGTCGTCATCAGCCAATCCTGTTTGACTGCCGTGATCGCTATAGTCGCTTAGTTGTATCCAATTATTATTTGCTAGGTCTGTGGCAAACACCCCAGAAGTGTGGTCAGTTAGTGCTTTATATATCAAATTATTGTTGTGGACCACATCTCCGATTTCATACGCGGTCGCTGTAATCCACTCACTTAGCCCTCCGCCAGCGCTGACCCAAGCAGTGCTGTTATATACGTTTAGTTTACTGGTAGTGGCATTAAAGATACATAGTCCTGTGGCCGGTGTTACTATTGCATCTCTTTGAACTTCGGTCATTGATGGACACGGCCTTGATCCAAGGGTAGTTGACGTAACGTCAAGTATTGACGTGGCATCAAGCGTACCACCGACTGCTATAGATTCAACTCCGGTAACTGCTCCTGTATCACCAATGACTACTGCGCTGTCTTGAACCAATCTTCCGGTAGTTCCATCCCATCTAACTACTGCCTCATCCGTAGACGATACAATTGCTTTAACATCATTACTATCATCTATCTCTTGCCAGTATCCAGATAATAAGTCTGCTGCAAATACTCCTGAGGTGTGGTCTACAATACACAAGTAAAGAGTGGCATCGTGAATTACTGTGTTACCTATGACATACGCCGTTGCTGTTACCCAACCGGCTAGACCCGAGGAACCGCCAACCCCTGACCAGGCTCCAGTAGAATAAACCTCAACTTGGGAGTTGGTTGTATTGTAAATTGTCATACCGTTTGGTACTGGTGCTGCCAATAAATCTCTCTGCGCTGTAGACATTCTAGGTAATAGCAATCCACCAGTTGTACTTTTTATTTCTAGCATTGCTGCCGGATCTGGTGCAGACTCAGCACCTATTGTAACTCGAGTCGGTATTACCTGATAGCTAAATGCCATATTGGTGACAATAACTAGGAATAGTAGCAGTAAAAATTTTCGCATATTAAACCCCTATATGTATCTCTTGACCCCTGTATTTCATATACCCAGAATAATTGTCCCCTGCCATAGTATCCGCGATGTAGTAAACTTGACCGATATCCGCTAGAGTAGCAATCGAGAAGGTAATTCCGTCTATCTCTAACGACTCATCCAAAACAGTAGTTCCCTCTCTACCTAGGAACCACGTTCCATCTATAAAGTGCATTGCTAGGCGAACAGAAGAGAATCTAACTTCCGAATCTGTCTTTCTAAAAATGTACATATCGATTATCGCAAATTCCGTTTCGTCGGAATCTCGGCTAAATCCTGCTCCATTTCCACTGGCCCCAATTCCGGAACCTAAAATATTAAGTGGAACCGCTTGACCATTTATTACTTGTTGCGATCCCGTAAAGAATCCTGTAGCTGCCGATTGAGTTTCAACTACTGCCAATCTACCAAGAACATCATCCATTTCAGATTCTAGAGTGGAAACATCCGCGGCTAGTTGAACAAAATCCGTAGTCGAGCCAACTTGCGCTTCGATTGCTTGGGCAGTTCTAAGAGCGGTCATTCCCTTGGTATTCTCTATCCCTGCTTCGGCCTCTACTTGAGAAGCTATGGCCGAAAAGATACCGTCAGAACCATTGACTCCGGGATTTCCTTGATCTCCCTTATCTCCGGTATCTCCTTTATCTCCTTGATCTCCCTTTAATCCTTGTATCCCCTGTATTCCAGAAGTCTCTACCAACTCCCATCTTCCCAGACCATAATCAGTGCTAAAATTACCAGAGGTATGGTCCACCAAACATCTATAAATCTTATTATCATAAAGAGACAACTCCCATGTATCGTAAACTGTAGCCGTGGCCCAATCTGGTAGAGCAGCCGCAGCTCCAGTAGCCCCAGTAGCTCCAGTAGCTCCAGTAGCTCCTGCAGGCCCTCCTACTGTTACCAATTCCCATTTACCGAGAAGTAAATCCGTGGCGAAAGTCCCAGCATAGTGTTCAATTGCACATCGATACATCTGTAAATTATAAATTGTGATTGCTCCAACAGAGTATTTCAAACCCGATTCCCAATCTTCTAAAACCGCGTAAACTCCATAGTATTCTGGTGATAGTGTCATTTATCTCCCCTAGTCAAATAATCCTAATACTGTTCCCGAACCGCTATTTTTATACTGTCGAGCTTTCATTCTATTAAAGTATTCCGGATCAACCATTTCTTGTACTGCCTCTAAAACCGTTTTTCGCATAATCGGGGCCAATATAGGTATATTGCCACCGGGTAGGTTTTGGGTCAATAATTTGATTGATTTTACTGCGGCGTGATGTTTCTTTTTCTTCGGATCTAGTCCGAGGATATCGTCCTTTAAAATATCTCCGACATCAAAAAGTTGTCCCAATACTGGTCCAGCTATGTCTTTAGGGAGGCTTCTATAATTATTAGCATAGACACCTTTCATAACGTCCATAGCGTAAGAAACCATTAAGGGAGCAGCCGCCTTTTGCACATGTTGGGCAAAGAATTTTCCATCTATTTTCGTTTCTTTCCCATTTAATTCGTTCTTGGTGAATGTTGCTAAACTCTCCATAAAGGTAGAATAAACTACTAGTTGACCTAGCGTTTTTAATGGTCCTAGTTCTCCCGTCTGAAAAGTTTCTAATAGGTTTTCCGCCTTTAAATTAGGATCGGCCAAGCCTAGCTTCCTAAAAGTCTTTACCCTAGCTAAAGGGAAGGACTTAAAAATCATGCTCAAACGTAGCAGGGAACCCCACATAGTATCCGGTGAAATGCCCTGTAGGATAGCTCCCCTTTCTAATCCAGAAGCCTCTTGTATGCTAGTATGAGCTATATCATTGTAGAATACTGATAGCTTGCTGGCAGTTGCCCTAGTTTCTGGATAATTATAAAGAAGAGAAGCGTCTGCTATTTTAGAACCATTGGGAAGTTCTGCAACTGCCCTTCTGGTAAATTCCCAATCCTGTTTCGTAAATCCCGATGCTTCCAGTTTAGCTTTAAGTCTTTCTGGTATTTTGTCAAAAGCCAAATCTGAATAGTGGGCTATCTGTATTCCTGCGTGTCTAGCGGCAAGTTCCCTGCCAACTCTAGACTGCCTAGGAAGTCCAGTAAGTTTGATAACTTCCCTTAACCAACCTTCGGTTTTATCGGTCCACCTAGATCCCCCGTAATCGTTTCCGATGGCCAATCCCCCCCATCTAGAGTAGACCTCTCCAGTGGCAATTTTTGCCTCTAAGTTTAAAGTCTGTAGTGCCATCTTATGAGATGCCTCATCAAGTCCAGAAAAGGTTTTTGAAAAATCTTTCATAAACTCAAAAGCAATTGTAAATTTATTTCTGGAATCCCCAGTAGTTTCTATATGGTTCATAACTACCGTAGGAAAATCCCCTAACGTGGAAATTAGAGAAGCGCCTAAATTGGCTGCCCCAGCCGTTGCAGAGAGTAGTCTAGTAATAGTGTGGTAACTGGTTCCATAGTGAGAAGAAGATCTGGGGTAACCAGCCGCTTCGGCAAATAAACCCCACCGAACTGACTTACTGCCTAGATACTGGCTATCATCAAACTTGGATCTTAATTCTCCGGGAATAACCTTTCTTACCCCATCCTCAAGATACTTATAAGCTGCTGCCGGATCGGGACCTAAGACTGCCGACAATCCCGCCTTTCTTGAAAAGGATTTTCTTGTCTTTGTAGCAGTCTCTAGTAGTGTTCCGTTCCCCCACTTCTGATTATATAGAGCGGCGGATTTCATATCTTTAAATTGAAGTACCCTATGACCGCCAAAGCCTCCGGGTTTAAACCCGTCGTAGGTTCCTTCCCGTAAGTCGTCAACCATAGCGTCTAGGAAATCTTCTACTGTCTCATCTTCTTTTTGTAGAATACCAATAGGATTCTCAACGTCTAATAACTCTACTATTTCCTGTTTCCACTGGGGAATATTAGAAAGTATTTTATCAGGATCATGGACTTGTCTGGCCATATAATTGGCCCTACCATCCATTACCATTCCCTTTTCTTTAGCAAATGTTAATACTTCATCATTAAAGTTTTTTAATATCTTGTATCCAGAAAGAGCTACTTTAGAGATTCCATTTAAACTTTCTCCAGAAGCTACCCTATCAAATACCTCGGCAACTTCTAAGTCGAATCTTCCAGATCGTAACTCCACACTATTTCCTGACTTTTCCAGTTCTCCGTCTAAAACGTGTAGTAATCGATTATTAACTTCTTTCTGGTGCATGTCTGCACTAAGATTTCCTCCAGCTTTAGTTTTATGACTTCCATAAAGAACTTCGGAAAACGGTTTATTTATTCCACCCGTTTTAGTTAAATCTAATTTTCCGTGTAATTTAAGTTCAGGGTCTTTCGTAAAAGACTCGGCCAGAGGTTCTATTATTCTTTTCTTTAATTCTAGATTCTTCTCAACCGCTTTTGACCTTCTGAGTAGTGCTTGCTTGGATCTATAATCGCCCTCTTCTACCAACTGTTCCCAGAAGGCAGCAGCTTTATGGGACTTGCTTTTCTTAACCCGATCATACTGAGCAACAACTTCGGCGATTTCCTCTTTGGTGAAAACGTCCATTCCATTTTGTGCCGAAATTTGAGTTACGCAGTCTTTAGCCATTAGGGAGTATCTCCACATAGTTTGGCCAATCGGGCCAGAGTTTTATATTTACTGGAAGCCGATTTTAGCCTTCCAATTTCTTCTAATTCTAACTTAGATTCTGCATCTATCATACCGTTAGCTTCATAAGATTTAAAATTTTCCGCATGTTTTTCTATCTCTAAATCAATCTCAGACTTCATATTCACGGCGGCTGAATCGTTAGTGGGATAATCATACTTCGGATCGTAATCCATGTGATTCTTAAACTTATCGTTAGTCTTTGCCCGAACTTCTGGCATTTTTTCTGGGGGAATAATTCCGTCCATTGCATCGTCCAAATGAGTAGTATCCGGACGCATATTGTTATCCAATTGATGTTCAGTAAAATTGACTACCCTACCAAAGGCTCCCTCATTAGCATACTTCACTAACTTAGAAATTCCAGCACCTACTGAGGGTAGTCCGTGTCCCAACAATGCTGGCATGACGAACCCTCCAACTACTGCGTTAGTCAACATATCCGCGGTAGAGTAGTCCTGCCTCTCTATTTGTGATAGTGGGTATTTAATTGCCGCATCAGTGGCAAGATTGGTAATAAAATTTTCTGCTACTCTACCACTCTTAGAAAGGGCCGCACCCTTTTCTGTTTGAGATAACAAGAGTTTCCCAGCGCCGGAGTTTACGAAACGTGCACTAGTTCCTAGAGCTTTAACTATTCCAACTTCGACTCCCTTGGCCCCTGCCCAAAATATTGGGTCTAAAGCATACGGAGCAGTCTCGGCAATAAATCCACCAAGATCCCCAATCCAAGAAGAGTACTCACTTCCTCTTTCCAGTAATCTTTTAGTATTCTTAAGATTATTATCGTGTTCCCTAACCAATGCCGCCTGTTCTTCATTCATAGGAGCATCGAATGGATTAGTCATATTTGGATAAAGTGTATTTAGTTCCTCCGGAGTTTTCTTCTCTCCGCCAGTAAGTCCAGCATATCCTAACTTCGCTGCCCGGAATATTTCAGTAGTCGGGGCACCTGATACACCTAGGGCATACTTAGCTAGTAATCTATCAAATCCCGTTAAGGCCCCTTCTTGCGTATCTATAATGGCCGCTTGTTGTTCATCAATTTGTTTTAACGGTATTGTTGCCATTATTAAAATGGGGTTACTGGAAATATCTTCCGTCTAGAATTTATTTCTGTAATCCTTCTCTCCATGTCTTTCTGGGAAGTTCCCATATTTTGTAAATCTTTAAACCTAATAACAAGTGGTGCCCCATCTTTGTCTGTTAAGTACCCAGACCTAGAACGACTAGGGGTGCTCAATAAGTCGGGGGCATTATAAAAAATATTAAACCCCGCCCCGTCGCTACTAACCCTTAAGTAGGAGTTTTCAGCCGCGAGATTGGCCGCTGTTTCTTCATCTACATTCAGAACCATTCTTGAAGCAGAAAATCCTACTTGTTTTAAAATTTCTGCTGGCTCATTGTTATACCTAGAAATGAAATCATCCAGATCCCTTTCTTTAACCTGACTCGCCGGAATTATTACTCGATTCCCAGATACAGATTTTATGTGAAAGTTGCTCTCTATCAGCTTTTTAAATGATCTATCTGCTAGTTCTTTGCTATTTGTAGGATCTACTTCACCTGTAGCAGCCATTCTTTTTGCTTCTAGGAATACCGCGCTAGATAGAGCTTCAGCAACTTGAGTATTTCCAGACTGACTCAAGGATTCTGTAAATGGTGCCATCAATCTGTAAACACCATCTGATAAAGATTTTTCCTGATTAAAATTGGGTATCTTTAGTTTTCCGAGACTATCATCCATTACATTTCTTAAGATGGAATCTCGTAGACTAGACGGCTCCACCCAAGCAGCAGCTTTATATGCTTTAGGCAAATCTCCATCTTTAACTAACTGGTCTATGGCGATTTCTCTTCCTTCTGGAGGAATAGAGTTCAAAAAGTCGTCTAACTTCTGGGATCTGTCGGCAGGAGTGACTCCCTCTAATAACGCTCGGGATTTAACTTTAGCCTCAGCAGAGTTAAATAGTTTAGGTTCTAGCACTCCCCATTTTTTCTGGATGTCTATCATTTCGGAATAGTTCCCAATAGCGCTAGGGACAAACTGAGCAATATGATCTACAGGATGTTTCTGCCTTTCTTCGACATAATTTCTAATTGTCTTATCTACTTTTTCATTTACTTCATAATTAAGAGCGGTTTCCTCCGCTGATCTACCTATAGTGGGAAATGTATCTCTAGAAATTTCTAGTAATTCCCCAATTGATTTATTAGGAGCTTCTCTAATTACCGCTTGAACTTGGCTGCTTATAGATAACTGCTTTAGTGCTTCTCTCTTGGCAACTGGATCGGAAATAGAAGCAGCTACTTGTCCGATACCGTTAAGTTCCTGCATGGCCAGAGGATCTGTTATTGGTATGCTCGTCAAGAGTTTGCTAAAATCGTTTACTGAATCTAGTTTCTGCTTGTCTGCTCTTTCCGTAATTGTCTTAGCAACAAGATTTAGTTCTTGTTTGAATAGTTCTTTACTGCCTGTATCTAGTTTAGCAAATATCTTACTATGATATGGGTCTTTACCGTCTATAATAGAAGCTATGGCCCGTGTTTTTCCTTCTAGAGAATCAATAGCGGATATGCCGGGTAACCCCTGTTTCTTCATCCCCTCGACGTAACTAGCAGCAACTAAATTATTTATTCGAGTTCTTTCTGATTCTGCTATAGCATCACTATAGAGTCCAGTAGCTAATTGCTTCTCGACATTTTCAAATTCTTTTGCCATCTCATCGACGGCATATCTAGAATCGGGATTGGCTTGCAAATATTTTGAAAGAGAATCAGCGGACTTTTTAGAAGTATCCAAAGAATACTCTATATTCTTTATTCGTTCTTCTCCACTGGCCCTAGCTACTTCTATTAGTCGTTGATTTTCTGCTTCAACTACTACAGCATTGGCAGTAGCAGGATCAAGTCCGGTAATTTTCTCTTTAATTAGTCCGTCTATTCCATCGGATATCGTCTTAGAATATCCCGTATAGTCAGCTCCCTTTCTCTTTATCATTTCATCAGTTTTAAGTTTATTTGAAGCTAAAGAGATTTCTCTCAATACTATATTCTTAGAAGCTGAAACTCGGGACTGCTCTATTCTCTCAAGATGGTTTCCGAGGTTAGATCCCGTATTGGCAATTACGGCACCTAGAGAGGAAATTCCTCTGCCAACTCTTCCGGCCTCATCTAGAGACATCGTTTCCTTTCTGGCCACATCCATGCTTATTTTATTGCTTGTTAATTTACCTATCTGCGGCATTATTCTGCCCCCTATGTGGTTTTAGTAGACCTTGAACTACTCCTATTCGAGAGAGAAGAAGCTACTCCGCCCACTCCCTGAAAGAAGAGTCCAGCAGTTTCCATACTACTAATCTGTGACTGTTTAGAGGCCATACCAATATCAATATCGGCCCCTGCTCGTAACATATTTACATTGTGCATAGTCTCTTTAGTCTCTCTTGCCATTTCAGATTCAATTATCCTTAAACTTCTTTCATAGGCCATTAGGGGAGATCCAGTTCCAACCTCTACGTTCCCTGCCGCAAATGACGCCGCTTGATCTTCGATAAAAGATTTACCTTGGATCTTCATTAATTTCATATTATCTTCTAATCTTTCTAAAAGTACAGAAGCCTGTACTTCTTTGGCCTCTGCTCTGGCCCTTAGAGCAGCTTCCTCTGCCTTTGACTTTTTATGGTTTCCGTAAATTGAAACTGCTGTTCCAATAACCATTGCTCCAACGGCTACCTCTGCCATTATACTTTCTCCTTACTTAAATCTATAATATACAAGGTATGGTCTTTATCATACCGAAACTTGGGAAGTGCTAATAATGGTCTGGCCCCCAATTTTACTGCCCATTTATGCCCGATATCACCGGATTCATCGTTTATCGTTATGATTAATTTATCACATAGCTTAGGAATAAACCCATAGATTATATCTAGAGATCTCCGAAATAAGTCCTTTCTCCTTAGAGAATAGTCTTTTCCCGGCCATTGCCAGATCTCACAAACTCCGGGAGCAGTTTCCATGAGGCCCCATATAGCGAGAATATTCCCTTCCCCATCTTGAAATTTAAAGAATTTAAAACTTGAGTCGTTTATATAATCCCTAATTAGTTGACGTAGAGTTTCTTCCCGTTCTTTTGATCTGGGAACAAAAGTCTCTAGATCTTCTATCTTTAGAAAGAGTGTTAGTATTGGACTATTCATAAGAAACGCCTTTACCCACTACTCCAACAACTGTCATAGGATACGGCAAAGTAGACTCTATTCTTATTCTCTGATCTAGTTCTGGGCCTACAGAAACATTTATCGGAACCTCTTCGTATCCTAAAGAACTTATAACTTCCGTTTCTAATAGTGATCCGTATTGAGGACTCCCAATATTTGCCTGTTTTGTTCTGTAAAACTTTATTGTTGCCCTATGTACTCTTTGAGTTAACCCTTGAGAAGTCCCGAAATCCCCTCCGGCTTCGATATCCGTGGTGTCTAGAATGGCAGAATATGGCAACCCTACGACGTACTTATCCCCAGCTTCCATAGCATCGTCTAGCGTTATATCGCCGCTTAAAACGGTATACTGCCCATAATATATTCCATCGATAGTAACCGTAACCTCTTCATCTTCTAAATGGTCCAACCCAGAAATAGTATCTTGAAGAGCTATTGCTGTTCCAGTAATGGCAGAATCTAGAAACACAGGAATAGACGACGGAATTGCAGTATCCTCAAAGAAAGAATCAGCATCAAAACTGGCGGATATTTGCTCAACATAGTAGGCACTTGCTCCGTTTACAGTTCTTTTTAAAAACATGAATAATCTGTCAAACTTATAAGTATTGTCTGGAATAGAAGCGATACTTATTATATCTACTCCGGAACCCCCTAGAGTGTGTTTGTGCCAACCGATAACTCCGGATTCCTTATCATAAGAAAGGCCTACTAGTTGTCCATTGTTGTTTAACGCCCAAATAATATTCTTATCTTTTTGAAAAATAATTGACTTAATACCTATTTTTGTTCCGCCCCACTTATGAATATGTCCGGCGATACTCGATAAATCTATCGAAGTATTGGCCCCATTAGAGTCCACATATTGGAATGTTCTTAAAGACTTCTGGTTTCGGGATATAAAAACTACCTCATTATTAACCTTTACCGGAGAAGAATTATTTCCCCCATAATTAGTCTGCTGTTTAAAATCTACAGATCCTTTACTTAAAATTGTATTTATTCCTTTAGCTATCCACTCGTCGGAATTGCTTCCAACATTTAAAACTCTATTGGATGCCAACCAAGAAATAACCGTCGGTTCTCCCGAAGCAGGTATGAACGTATAGGGATCAGAATCAGAGTCATCCCCAAAATAGTTAAGACCGCTAACGTCCGTTGCTGATCCAACATCTTGAGCCAACTTATTTTGCATCATTAACAAGTAATTACCGGCGTATGATCCCCAAACTGCTTCCGGCTGGGAATTATTTCCTCCGAAAACTGTTCGCTGTTCGTAGGTAGCTATAGACCTAGGCCAACCACGATAGTCTGACCACGCGGCTTCTGTCCAATCAGTGGTGGCAGTAGTACCACCCAATGTTCTAATTACCGTAGCAGAAACTAAAAGACTACTAGTATACGCTGTGATATAGAACGCACCTTCTGTACCTGAGGGCTGTCTTATTCTGAATACTGTCCCAACCATTGCAGAAGTAAAAAGTGCTCCACTTGCTGTTACTGTAATATTGCCCGTAGTTCCCGAAGGTGTTAGTGTTGTTGAAGAAATATTTTTATCCCTAAAGGGAAGGTTTAAGATAACACTTCTAATAGAGGGTATTAGTACGGTAGGGGCTAGAAAATTTACAAATGGAATTAGCGTAAAATCATAACTTCCGCTAACAGAACCTTTCTGGAGAATATATGGCGGCATTACACCTGAATTATGCGTAATTATTATGGCCTCTCCCACTTGAGCGTAGTGGTATCCTTCTGGATCTAAATCCATAGTAAGATCCCAGCAGGATAATGGTAGGTATTGAGTTAGGGTTTTGGTTGTTCCATCTATTCCATATATTGCAAACCAATCCAACGGGGTTCCGGTACCAGTAACTAATCCTCCTTGGATTAGTACAACATAAGAATTGAGATTGTTATCTACAAATGGAATGACAGCAGCGTTGTCGAAATCCGCATCTGTCATATTTTTGAAGAACTGAGTTCCGGATCGTTTCATAGCAGCGCCACTATTCAGTGGATACATATTTAACAATTGTGTGCAGGATTGTTGATACTCTTCGGATGTTACACTGGCATACGCTAGTGGACTTAGTTCACCGAGTTTAAAGTTAGAAAACAGTTTGTTAAACTGTCCCATTATACCACCACGTTTCCGACATTAAAGCTGGTCGTTCTCGCGTTTAACCACTCATCATCTTGTAATAAATCACTAGTTCCTTCTTGTCCATCAAAACTTCTAGCATCTCTTAACTTTCTCTCTGCCAAATCGTGTAGGTTCGTGGCTAGTGTAATTCCCTGTACTAGGGGAAATGCTAGGGATGCAGCCAACTTATAGATAAGGGCCTCTTCAAAAAATTGAGTAAATTTAGATGTATCAGTTACTTTATAAATATATTCTAACTTAGCATCTGAAAGATCAGTGATAAGTTTTCCATTCTCTACTTTAAATTCTACGTTCTCATTTAGACTTCTAACTCTTAGATAGTCCGCAGGAAGGTTATACGCGTAGGTAAAACCAAATTCCGGAGAAGTCCCCGAGTCTACCAGCGCTGCCCTTTTCATGGCGAAATTCCAATAGTGAGAAGCTATTAATTGATCTCTTATTCGGGAATAAATAGCTGTACAGTATCTAGCAGCTTTTACATTATCCGCTAAACTACTAACTGGTTCTACTCCTAGAAGTATTAAAGCTGTGTTACAAATCTCTAATTCGGTAGACACTAGAACTCCTTTAAAAAATGGGCACCTAGGGAAAAAGGATAAAAAACCCGGTGCCCGTATAGGAGGAATGACCTCCCAATTAATTACTCAATAGCATACATAACAACGGCAGTAATGATAACGTCATCGTTAGTAATGTCCGAAGCCATTTTAATGAACGGCTGTACTCCGCCAACACCCACGATTTTACCAATCGCAACCGAAGCAGCAGTAGCTCTGGTTAGAGCAGCAGCTCCAACACCATTAAGGGCAGCTACCAATGAGTCCTCATCTTCGGATACTGTGTTTCCGTCCTTATCAGTAAAGGCTTTAAGACCTAGATTGATAGTTCCAGCGGCACCACAATCAGCACTTGTCATCAGATAAGCATCAAGAATCAAAGCACCTTCTGGAATCTTCGGAAGAAGAACTTCATCGTCATTTAGGGTGGTTGCAGAAACATAAGTATCTTTAACGATTCTTAGTTTTACATTAACTTCGCCCTTTATTTTGTCTCCATCTACTTGTTTGTCATAATTTACACCATTATAAGTCGCCATACGTTTCTCCTATAAAAGGGGGGAGAACGCAGTCCTCCCCCACATATAATTAAATCAATATTAAGATTCTTTACACATAATCTCAATAACTTTTTCCTCTTCCATTCTAACGGCACCAACTGTATGGCAAACATAGACTTGAGTAGAGTTTCTCTTGTCAACTCTTTTATCAAGACTTGCCATTAAGTCAATTCCTCTAGCTGAAAGCATACCATCTTCTACCCATGCAAAGCATCTTCTAGCGCCGATTGCTAGAGTAGATCCGCCAGCATCGTATTCGCCAGTAGCAACATTGTATAGGAAAGTAGAAGTCGTTACCGGCAATCTCTGGCTTCTAACAAATTTAAATCCGGCAAAGGTGTCAATTGTCCCGCGAACAAGTGCCTTAATTTCCGCGTAATCCGCGCTAGTAGCTAGAGGGTCGTTTAGGAGAGATTGCTTCTGGCTTCCAGTATAAGCGAAATATCTCATCATTCCCTCTTCAACGTCTGCGTCGTCAAACATCTTATTGACAAGAGTTAGAGTAAAGACGTTTAGATTTACAGCACCGCTAGTTTTGTCTGGATCGATAGCTACGAGTTTCTGTGTGTTTGGCAATGGAACTAGAACTGAACCAGTTTCACCGGTCATTGCACTACCAAGAGCGGCAGCTATAAATACGTCATCTTTCTTCCTATTAAGAGCGGCAACTGCTGTTTTGACGTAGGCGTCATCAGGACGGATAAGTAGTCTTACTCTATCCAAAATGTCAATTAGGTCACCCCAATCAGCGTCCTGTAGGATTACACCACGTCTTGAGTGTGGTGTGTTGTTAAGTGGGGTGTCTCCGTGACGATCTAATACGTCTTGAGCTTCACTTGCTCCGATTCTCTCATAAAAATCCATCTTTGAATTTTGTGTCTCGTTCCGTGACTTACCAAAAAGTCGAGTGTCAAGCTGCTGTGTAAGCATTAGGATGTTATTCTTAAATCCTTCTACAAATGCCGTTGTAATTTGAAAACTCATTGTATTCTCCAAGTTAAATAATTAAAAATAATTTGTGGCGTGTCTTAACTATTAAGGGCCTATGGCCTTTTACCTAAGAGGGTCGCGAAAGCGAGTGTCCATAAAAGGCACTATGAATTAATCATAGTGCCTTTATAAATTTAATGCAACTAATTTTTTCCGTGAATTGATTCTAATAGTTTCATCATTCTTTCGGTATAATAAGCATTTTGAGGATGTGAAGAGTTTCTAAATGGATGATTCTCTGCGTAATAAGAAGATATCTCCGCCTGAATTTCTTCACGACTTCTTCCGATATCCTTCTTAATAGAGTCCACAAATTTATCTTCGGAAATTGCCTTACCTATTTTTGAAAAGACTTTAGCAAAAAGTGGATTGTCTAAGTACCCTGATTTCTTAAGAACTGCTATTTCTTCTTCACTGGCAAACTCTTTTAAACTGGCATCAGCCAATTTAATGTTTCTCTCGTAGTCTGCCCCCCATTCTTGTTTTAATCCCTCGGATGCTTTTTGCATCTCCACCTTAATGGCCTCTAGAGCTTTTGTAGAACTCGTCTTGGCATATTGATTATAGTAATCCAAAACCCCTTGAGCTTGCTTTGGAAGTATCCCAAGTTTATGGGCAGTTTCTTTAAATCCCTTGAACATTTCCTCATCAGCATTAAGTCCTTCCGGAATGTTATTCTTTATAGAATACTCTTCCAGCTTCTCCGGAACTCCAAGACGTTTGAAGGTGTCTTTCCACTGATCTTCTGTAAAATCCTTATGAGGAATTAACATTTTCTCTTTACCAATGGCACTAGAGGCATGTACTAAACCCTTCATTAATTCACCTAGTTTAAAGGTATTTTTTTCCTTGTCATAGTGCTTTAGTATGGTTGGATTGCCGTAATACTCTTTATCCAAATCTTCTGGATATTTAACTCCATCCGTATTTGGTGCCGGATCAGGAATTTTTTGATCCCCGGCAGGCGTAGTACCGCCACCCTGATCCCCATCCCCCATAAATCCTGCGCTCCCTCTCTGATTGTTAACGATCCTAAAAATCTTTTTCATTACTCACCATCCTTAAAGTAGTTACACTCATTAATATGTTGCTGCCTATAAATGTCTAGCACTTCATCCAAATTTTTTTCTAGCATCTCTAGAATGTAGAGACATAGTTCCCTCTTTCCCTCATTCAGTAATGTATCCATTTCGTTCTTACCAGCAGTAGGTCTAAGAAAATTCCCCACTTTCATTAAGTCATAAATTATAAGTTTGCCATCATCCGAATTAAATAGTTTCTTGTAGGTTTTTATTAAGTCTACTCGACGTTTTAATACGGAATTATCCTTTTTCTTTGTCGTAACCATTTTATACCCCTTTTAACTTTTGGTTAGAATCCTCGATTATTTATTAATGGTGCAGCCTTATTAGCGGTTTCTGCTTCTGCTAACTGCGATTGTTGCTGCATTAATTGTTGTTGCATGGCCGCTTCTTGTTTTTCCATTGTTTTTAATTCTTCCTCAGATCTAAAGATTATCTCTGGAACTCCCTGCAAATTCGCAAGATGACGAGCATATTTCTTTGGGTCTACCAATTTAACAACTGACGGATCAAATTGAGCATATCCCCCTAATGATGCTAGATAGTTATTTAAACTGGAAACTTCTGCCATTCGTTGTGCCCTAGCTATTTGAGAAGAGAAATAAACTTCTACATTCTCTGCTGCTAATTCCGGCGGCATTTCTGGAAGAAGTTTCTTCCTTCTCATAATACCAATCAATCTAGCAATGAGCGGCTTGAGTAATTCATTATTCAATCTCCCAAGAATAGGACCTAGTAATCTTAGCTGTTCTTCAATTCTTTGATTAACTTCCGTAGCAGTCATCTGAGGACCTTCTCTCAATTGAAGCTGGTCGATAAAGAAATTTTGCTTGACTCTTTCTCTAGTTTCTCTAACCATCTCTAGTCCTAGTCCGACATCTCCACCTGTTTCCAATGGAAATATTCTATCCTGAGATCCGGCACGGTAACTGTTTAAACCCCCCGGAGTAGTATTTACCTTTCCAATCACCCCGTCATCCGGAACCATTAAAGGCGGATCTGTTCTCTTTTGTGCCGCCCGTATAGTTGTTTTCATCATGGCATTTACCATTTTAATATCCGGCATAGACTTCATACCGGGAGATCTGGCGTAAGTCTCACCGCTTACCTTCATCCATCTAGGAGTAGCTACCGGCCACTCATCAAATCCAGATTCTAGTAGGAGTATTCCCCCCTTCTCCCAGATATGGTAAGAGGCGATTGGTTTAAATTTAGGGGCAATCTTTTCTCTCTTGGCATCTTCTCTTGGCATAAGTAGATGTATGATAGTTATCTCTTGATCCAGATCACCTTTAAGTTCATTGTATTTATCCCCAAATGCGTCCTCCCCATATTTTTGGAACGCTTGACGAACTGTCATTACCATTTCTGTAGAAATAGTATCTATCTCACTCTTAAAGTTTTCTTTAAGATAGTATTTATAAATCGGCTCTGCTCGGAATCTAATAACGTCCTTGTCATCTTCTTCCATTAGCAGAACCGATATTCCGGGTGCGCCAAAATCTAAATAAACTTCGTGAATCTCGGAATGAAAGTTTGAGTTATTTAAAATGTTATGCGCCCTCCGAACCGTTTCTTGTAGTGCTGCTCTAACCCTTGGAGAGTTATTTATCTCTGCTCTAGAAGTTAGAAGATCAAACCAATTAGAAGATGGATTAGTTAACATCGAATGTAGTGCCGAAGCTAGCAACTCGTTATAGTGGACTGCTGAGGAATCATAGAGATCCCCCCATTTATTGGAACCCCTATTAGCAGAAAAATTCCAATCGAATACACTGTCCTTATCCGGAAGTATATAATGGTAAGCTTCATCCCATCTATTGGTCCAATTGCCTCTGGAAATTTCGTTCTTCATTCCATTATGTATTCTTAGTATAGTGGCTACTTTAGTGTCTCTCATAAATTTTCCTTAGACATAAACATCTCTTGTCCGGGAGCAGCTAGTCTTTGTCGGATCTCTGCAATCCTCTGGGATGTATATTTTATTAGTGCCGGATAGCGTTTTGCATAATCCGGAGCTGCCCATATATCTAAAATAGTTTCTTCGACCATTTGAGATCCGGCGGGTTTTGTCATAAAGTTTCCTCTATCGGGATCAAATATACTTGCCGCTTTATTAATATTCTCGGAACTAATCATGCCGCTATAAATATCTCCGGCATTATTAATTTCCTTAAGACCGCCCTCGGCGATCTTTGATTTTATAGGCTCTTTCTTACCTTGAAAATCTGCCATTATGCCTCCAGTTCGTTATATTCACCATGTGCTTGTTTCATTTCTCCGGAATCTCCAAATCCACCCCATTTGTTTCTAAACCCAGAATCACGGTCGTCCAAAGAACTATACCCAAAACTGTCAGCGCCGTGTGATGTCCAATCATGTTTAGGATTCTTCTTAAAAATTTGGAGTTTCTCATCCCATTCCTTCATATAGTTATAAAGACAATCCAGCCCTTTTTCACATAGTATTTCATCAAATCTAGATATTTTCAACCTCGTTCTTGCTGCTTGTATTCTATCTGCGACCGTTTGCTTTGGCTGTATCTCAACTATTAGTCCCAATTGACGGGCAGTTTCCTGTCTAGTTACTCCCGTTGAGAAGTCTCTGGTAGCGCCATCATGCGGCCAGACATGCCTTCCGTAGACATATCCTAGACCGTGAACACGTTCCCCATCTTCCAATAGAACAGAAGTACCGGTTCCACCGGATAAAGCATCTAAGTGTTGCTTAATTTGTGGAATACCCTTTCCAGTGACCTCCACATAGTTAATATAATTATACATACCGCCTATTTTTTGTCTAAACCAAATACCCGTAGAGTCTCCGATCCCGATATCCCAATGGGTATCCACCGGAAAAGAGGGATTAAATAGAACTTGCCCTATCCTTCCATCTTCTCTGGCACTAACCACTAGGTGCCCGTAATAGGAACCCTTTATAGCAGCGGTAAAACTACACTCCAATTCTTGCTGAATTTCTTCCTCAGACAAATCCTCTCGCATTTCGTCTAGCTCTTCTTGGTCGATGATACCCGTTTCGCTTGCTTTCTGTACTGTAGTAAACCAGTTAACAGCAACTTTAAACTTTCTCCAAGCTAGGTAATCGGAAACCAGTTGATTATTTTCTAAAGAGGAAAGAATTTGCTTGACTTCTTTCTCGGATATATCCTCTTCGGATAACTTATACTTCTCTTCAAATTCCGTCCACTCAACGAGTGATTCTATAATATCATTATTAGCAGCGTATTCCTTAGCATACTTTTCATATTCCTTAGACTGTTTATACCTTCTATAGAAATGGTTCTGTCCGAGAGGCGTTCCAATGAATATCACCCACGGTTCTATATGTCCTAGCCCCATCTGCTTAGCAAGTTTCTTTCTATCCGAAAGAGCTGGGCGAACAATTGTCCCCCACGTTCTAGGGTCCATAGAAGCATACTCGTCTAGAATACAACCATCTAAGTAGATACCTCGAATATCCTCGGGGTCGTCAGCTCCAATTAGCATTAGTTTGATAACGTCTGGTTGCTCTTCTCCAGTTAGTGGACATCTTCTTCCCGGTCTAGAAATATAAACAGTGAGTTCTGTCTTATTAACCTGTACGTTTGGCAACTTACTTAGAAAGTCTACTAGATATTGCCATGCCACTCGCTTTGCTTGTTTGTACGTCGGTGCCATATAGGCGTATTGGGGATTTCTAAGATCATTCGTTAAAGCCTGAATTATCATTTCCGCTATAGCAAAGACGGTTTTTCCAAACCTTCTATGGCATACTAGGACGTTAAATCTTCTTAACTTCCTATGCAATAACTCCTGCAATACCCTAGGTGTATAACCTAAAGAGACTCTTGACTTTTTTAAGGTACTAGGATCAATTGCTTTCATCTAAAATTCGTGCTATAATTTCCGACTTTGTAGTTGTAGGCTTAAATTGCTTATTAAGGCTTTTAGCAAGTGCCCGTACTTCTACCATTAGCATCTTGCCTAGTTCTTCTTTTGGAGGAAGATTTCTTTTACTGGAAAAAGAACTGACGGAAGTTGGAGAGTCCACCTTGCAAGGTCTCTGCGGAGTTTTAACCTTTTCTGGTTCTCCGTTAAATTCTTCTGGATTAAAATCTTTAAAAACTCCGAACTCATCCAAGTACCTTAATTTTCCCATTTATTCTCCAAGATTATAGACATATTACCCATACTACTTTTATATCCCTATTCGTGTCAAGTTATCGTGACTACATCTAGTGGTAGTATGGTTTTCCATAGATAAAATCTATCAGTATCAATAATTAGATAGGTTTTTATTATCTATCTAATTCCTATAAATTAGTTCACTTAGGTAACTGTTGGTCATTAGTTTACGGTGGTCTCCTTGTCACTGTGCGTTAAGTGAAAAGTTGGTCATTAGTTTACTGGGTCGCCATCCCGCTCTCTCATGCCACTATCTTGGGGGTACCCCCTCTCTTTTCTCTATTTACATACCCCATACCCTGTTTGTATCATTATATACGTTAATTCTTGGATACTGGAGAGTGGACAATGCCGTATTATAAATCGATAAGTTTATCTAGGGATTTTTCAGATGAGTTTCAAATGGAGAGTTGTCCCGACAATCCACGTGTGGATACACCCGATACACCCGATACACCCGATACTATCACAGTCGAAGCTGTCCAGTGTACTAAAGCAATGGTGCGCTATCTACCACGATGCAGACTCTCCAAACTATTAGCTAAACTTATAGATAGACGCTATCTTTCGCAAGAGATACTAATACTAGTCCAATCTCACGGTTATAATGTTGATGTATATCATAAATAGATAAATAGCTGCAATTCCGTATAATTTTTACATACCCTCTTGACATGTAATTTTTACACACCGTATTGATCTTTTTTCCTTTGGGCCTTAAAGTGTCCCTACAAGCGGCGTACAAGCTGCCGTTTATGGGAGTAGTTTATGGAAATAGTTGTAACAGTGAAACATGTCTATGGAGTAGAGCATATCTATCCGAGCTGTGAAATGTCTAAAATACTCGCTACAATAGCAGGACATAAGACATTGACCACGAAAACAATATCCCTTATCAAACAGCTTGGATATCGAATAAGAGTAGAGAATGGCAGTTATTATTTATAATTGCTTTAATATTGGCAGCAATTGTGCTGCTCTAACAAAGGATAGAATATATGTTTAAGAGTTATTTAATTTTGTTGGCTTTCGTTGCAAGTACCTGTGGCGCTCTTGAGTTTGCAAAGCTACAAGGCAAAACCGCTGGCGGTAAGTTACAAGATTCAGCGGTCGAAACAGCATGGTCAAAGGGTGCTGCTTGCTTAAAAGACGGCAGTAAAGTCATAGGCGTAAATAGTGCCTATTCTGCCGCATTTAAAACCACAAAAGCCTGTGGTAAAGGCGATCGGGCCATATTAGAGCAGCAAGCTATTGGCACTACAGTAACAGTTATTGTCTGTAAAGAACTATCAAAGGAACTATTCAAAAAGTATTGCCTACAATAGTCGAAACGGGCATTCGTGCCCGTCTACGGTAAAAGCCGTACTGATGAGACTTTCACAATAGAAACGGACGATAAAAAAGCTGGCATGATAGTAATGCCACTAATAATGGAGTAGTACACAAATGAAGATTATTAACAAGAAACTATATTATGTAGATATTTCTACTTTAGATTATACGATAGATTTTTATGACAAAAAACCTAAAACGGTTTGGGGACAATTGCATGGGCCATTTAAAACATTTGCAGAAGCAAAGAGAGAGTCTCGAAAAATAATGAAATCTTATGTCGATGAATACCTAGAGGTGTATCGCAGCATTTTAACTGCCGAGGTAATTAAACAGGAAGAGGAATAAAATTATGAGTATGAAAGATAAGAGTATCAAGATCGAAGATTGGACAGGTAAACTTTTATTTATAGGGCCGTATGATGACCCTAAAGTGGATCAAGTCTTGGATGCCAACAGATGCAAAGCTTGTAATGATAACAATATAGACGAATTGTGTCCTTATTGTGACGATACAGGTTACAGCGGAGACTTTTCTGTATTTTGGATTGACGATGCAAACGATGACTTAAACGTGTACGAATATATTAATTACTAAGGAGTAAAAGATGAGCGAGTTAAAATTTACAGTAAGAAACGTAAAGGGTGAGATTGTCAAACAGCAAAAAGAGAACAATAACGTAATGGACAATGAAAAATTATCATGGGAAGGGGCAAACCGTGTCACGGTTTATAATGCTATTAAGACTTTACCGAAATATAACAGAGGTAAATTGTCCCATGATTTAATGTATAGAGAGATACCGCAAAAAGAGATGCGTTACTCCTATTCAAACGATGGTATAGAGCTTGTAATGAGTGAAAAGAAATATGCAGAGGTCAAGGCATCTAAGTCATATATGTATTATCACTATGAGGATATGACAAGTGCAGATTGTCGGGTAATAGATAAGAGCTTGCCGTATTTAATTATAATGACAGACTATGACAAGTTAACAACTCCTGCATTGTTTAAATACTGTGAGCGTAACTTATGCCAATATTTAAAACATTTTAGCAATATGAACGATTTAAAACAAGCTGCGGAATTATACGACTGGTTGGATACTTTTTTAAATTGCACAAGTTTTATTACTAGAATAGAAGACGGAAGTTGTGAAAGAAAATTGCTATATATTAGACCTAACGGGTGTGAAGAAAAATACCTTAGTGAGTTAGACTGGAAACAAAAACAAATGTTAAAAACAGGAACTAAGCATAATATGTTATCTTGTAGCATTAAAAAGACGATTGAAAATAATAGTAAAATACAGTCGGAAATAATAGGAGCAGAAATACGAAATTAAAAGAATTTACTACGATAGTCTAGACGATATCGAGTAAATTCTCACGGGGCTGCTGTTTATCTATCCCAGCGGCCTCTTTTTTATCGTTGCCAGTATTGTTTTCTGCCAAAAACTTTTGAAAGCTGGGCGAGACTGTAATAGACTTCCTGCCACCATCCTGCCCGATAACTTCGACCTCTCTACTCTCCACTGATCGAACAACCCCAGTTTCGATGATAATTTGAGTATTGCCATGTATTGACTTATCCGTATGGTCTTGATAGTCATCTTTAAAATAGTTTAAAAGGGCAAACTTGACCGCTTTAAAATCCCCGCTGTTCTTACCGTCAGCAATAGCAATTAGTCTCTCTTCCCAAGACGAGAGCTGTAAAGCCTCGCCTATTTCCCGAGCCTCTGCGAATTGTGGAAATTTGTCAGACCAACCAAAAAGGCAGGCAATACTCACGCCCAGGACTCCGGCAAACGAAGAGAATTTCCGTCCAGATCCCAAATGCTCTATAAGCTGGTCGGCGTACTCTGGACGATATTCACTGTCCTTTAAAATGCTTCTCTGGATTGCCAGAACCTTCCGAGTCTCAGATCGTAGCTCCCTCTTGGCAATCTCGAACTCCTTCAACTTCCTGACCTCTTCAATTGCCGCCTGCACTTCCTCTAAAGTAGTCTTTTCTGGCAATTTAGCTAGAACCGTGGAACCATCTGGCAGCTTTCGCGAACTCCTGCGCTCTAAATCTAGATCAAATTCATCTTTTTTCGACACTGTGAATACTCCTGCGTTTTAATTTTATGACAATCCTTACATAAAACTTGTAGATTATCTAGACCACAGAAGAGTCTTTCAACGAATAAATTCCAATCACCCAAGAATTGCCCGACCTCATTTATATGATCCACTTGAACACTAGATAGGCTAAAATTATGATTGCAAGTTGCACAGATATACATGCTAGTAAAACGATCTTTGCCATTTTTAAACTCCCCAATTTTGATTTTGACTCTCGATTTTTTTAAACATTCATACCTAATTTTTGACCGCAAAAAGGCATTTCTAAGGTTCTTAATTATCAGATTTTTCGTTTTTGCTTCGTGGTTCACGAACCAAAAATAACAAATTTTCACGAAAAGTCAACATAAAAAACATTATTTTAGTCTGTAAACCGTACTTAATAGTGAATTTTTCATCAAGAGCACCGCGGCAACTCCGGTAAACTCCGGTGAACTTACCGGAGTTGCCGGAGTGCACTATAAACATACATGACCTCTTAACGTATTACAATTAAAGGATAATCATCAAAATACAATATAAAAAAATTGACTACATGTATCAACAGAATTTTAGTATGTAAGTATCTAATATTCATACCAAATTTCTAGAATTCTTTTTTTTAGATAATTCACATATAATA